ACTGGAACAGTTACAGATGTGGGCAGGTACTAATATCACTAGTAGTCAAGCAGTGCAGACATGGTTGGGACATCCTACAGCAAATGACCCAGCAGGTACACCACACTCTGTGGATTATACTGCGTTAACCGTGGCAAGTTGTACCAACGGTGTACCACCTAATGAGTGTTGGGATAGTTACGTGCGGGGCGTTAATGCAAATGATGGACCTCTTACTGTATACTGTGGTTATGATGCGAATGGTAATGGTATAGCAGGTCAGACTTATTGTAATGTTACTGAATTGCATAATAACCCTTGTCTAGCATTAGATAAATGTATGGATTCTTCTATTGCTATTAATCCTCAACGTATGAGTGGTGGTGGCAACAATCAAAGAATTCTTATGGGTGCTTATAATGGTACTATGACTGTAAGAAACTGGTTAACTGGTGGAGTTATAGCTCTGGGTAGGTCGTTAAAGAATTATGGCAACCCATTCTTTGATGAATGTAATGAGGCAGAAAACTGGACTGATGGCACATCACTTAATGATGTAATATTCCCTAAGAGGTTATAACATGGCATTTGGATATTTACTACCAGTATCATCTCTAAACGGACTACCTTGTAGTGGTCATGGATTGTGTCTACCATCCACTGTGCACTCTGTACAAGCGTGTGGCACCCCTCCAATCCCCTACAGCATAGTCATTAAGGAATATACGTGTTGGTGGCCCCCTCAAGCCCTAATTCCTATATTCCCTGTTACTCCATATAGGGCAACTGTGCAAGTAAATCGGATTCCGATTATGTTACACGGTGATACATTCATGCCACATATAGCGGTATGTACTAATATTGTTGTGTACATGTGTCCTTGTGGTAAAGCGACCTGTCCAACGCCCACTCCGATACCTTGTAGCACCCTTACAATCGAAGATGGAGGTGGAGTAGGACATACTAGGATCCTTATGGCAACAACTTTAACAGTATTTGCTTTGAAATTACCTATTGCAAGGATACTAGACCCTCTGGGAGTTGGTTTTTCAGGATTTAGTTACCCTTGTTCATCTGTGGTTGCGTGGGGGCATGCAACTGTGCTATCATCATAGTAGTTTATTAACCAAAAATGGCATTATACGGTTCAAATGGAGATTATATTGCTCCTCCAGCGAAGAAAACAAGGCAAGGTAACTCCAAAAACACAAAAATTGCTGCCACTTCACGTAACGCAGCTAAGAAAAGGTATAGGGGTCAAGGTAAATAGTCGGAAAACCCTATAAATAAAAGATATAACGATAAATATCTTTGCAAAGGTAGACAAGAATGCCTTCTTACAGGTTCAGATCTGAAAAATACGTCAGTAGAGGATTTAAAGACTTAGCAACTTCATTCAATGCTAATCCCGCTACTGGCGATTTTGGCGTGGTTAAGAATGAAAACGCTATCAAGCAGTCAGTTAGGAATCTTATACTGACAATGTTTGGTGAAAGACCATTCCAACCTTCGATTGGGTCTAAAGTTAGGGCACTTTTGTTTGAACCATGGGATCCATTCAGTGTGGATTCTATGAAGAGTGAGATATATAACGTTATATCAAGACTAGAACCTCGTGTAGTATGCACAGGAGTTAGCGTTCGTGATGATTCTGAGATTAACTCAGTACAAATATCAATAGATTATACGATTGTTGGACAGCAAGAAGTCCAAAATGTCGATTTTCTACTAGAGAGAGCATAAAATGGCAGCCATCCCATCACAGTTAACGTCATTAGACTTCTTTGAGATCAAAGAATCCATCAAATCATACCTAAGAACTCGAAAAGAGTTTACAGATTATGATTTTGAGGGTAGTTCTGCATCATATTTGATCGACATACTGGCATATAACACATATTACACTGCCTTTAACGCTAACATGGCGTTGAATGAAGCGTTTTTAGAGACTGCAACGGTCAGAGATAACATTGTAAGGATTGCAAAGCAGTTAAATTACACTCCAAGGTCAATAAAAGCACCTAGAGCATGTGTCAAAATGACCGCACAGACTACAGTTAGTCTAAATGGTACTACTTTTCCAGAGTTTGCTACCCTAAAGAAGGGTGATGTATTCGTTGCTGACAATGAATACGATACTTACACCTTTGCATTGACTCAAGACATCCAAGTCCCTGTAGATAGTGGCACTGGACTAGCAGTTTTTGATAATGTGCTTGTATATCAGGGTAATTTACTGACTTATAACTACACAGTTGACTATACTAAGAAGCAAGACTTCATTATTCCTGATGAAAACGTAGATACAGGTCTTTTAACAGTAGATATTTCTCCAACTGCTCAATCTTCAGAGACTGATACCTATAGCACTGCTGCAAATGTAACAAATTCAGACGGTACTTCCAGAATTTACTATTTGGAAGAGACTGACGACATGAGATATCGTTTAGTTTTCGGTGATGGGTCAATTGGACGTAAATTAATCGATGGAGAATACATTACTATCACTTATGTCTCTACAGATGGGGTTGAAGCTAACGGTGCTAAGGGTTTTAACTTCATTGGTAACGTAGTAGACAGTGATAACAGGGTTATTTCACCAAATGCCATTGCATTAACAACAAAAGACGCTGCTCAGGATGGTGAAGACCGTGAAACAGCACTCTCAGTTAAGTTTAGAGCACCTAGAGCGTATGCAACTCAAAATAGAGCTGTTACTGAGAATGATTTTGAGCATATTGTCTCTGAAATCTACCCTCAAGCAGCATCTGTGACTGCTTTCGGTGGTGAGAAGCTATCTCCACCTGTTTATGGTAAAGTTTACGTTGCAATTAGACCAAAAACAGGAACTAAGCTCAATGCGACTACAAAACAGAAGATTAAGAAGGACTTATTGAAGTATTCTGTTGCTTCTATCGAGCCAGTCATCATTGACCCAACAACATTCTACGTTATTCCTAAATCTTACGTTTATTACAATGGAAATGACACTAGTTTGACTGGTGCACAACTTGGAACTAAGATTTTGCAAGGAATTGACCAATGGAATAAGAATGGTGCTACAAATAGATTTGGTGGACGTATTGATGGGTCTAAATTCGGATCTATGATTGATAATGCTGATAATGCCATTTCTGGTAACGTCACTCAAATGACATTAGGTCAGAATTTGGACAAATTTGAGTTTGGAAGTGTATTTACCCAATGTTTAGACTTTGGTAACCCACTTTATGATCCTTCCAACTATTCTGGTACTCCAAAAGACGGAGATAACACTGGAGATGACAATAAGTGTAAACCATCCTTCTCAACAGTGAAATCTGGCACATTTTATGCCACTGGTTACACTGAAGACCTTGTAAATCTTACTTTGAGTGATGGAACCACCTCAGCAGCAGTAACTACTACTGGAATTGCTACTGGGACTGATAATCAGGTCTTGGTACCTGTAAATATAAGAGATGACGGTCAGGGTAACCTAATTCTTGTTACAACAAGGGATGAAACTGAATTAGTGTTAAATCCTTCCGTTGGAAGTGTGGATTATGGCAGTGGTCAAGTCTGTGTTGGTCCTGTAGCGATACAAGGCACTCCAGATGACACTACAAGGTTGCCTATCCAAGTTTTACCTGCTGGTGGATCAATTGCGGTACCACCTGGAGTAGATCCAACAATATTCAACCCAACAGTCAATCCAATTGACTACACCATCAACGATGTGTCCATTCCAACCTTCGATCCGAATAACTTTAATGGTTATAATTTCGGTGACACAACTGGACTAAATATTATCGATTATCCAACTGATACGTTCACGTATCCAGTAACCGAATCCTGTTTCTAAGATAGATGCCGATTACAAAGAATATCAACGTCTCTGATAGGGTCGAAAATCAGTTACCTGAGTTTATTCGCCAAGAAGACCGACAACTGGTTAACTTCCTCTTTGAGTATTACAAGTCTCAAGAGAAAACAGGTCGTCCTTATGATATCCTCAATAATTTACTAAGATATCTCGATTTAGACAATTATACATCTGATCAACTGTCCAGTGAGACTAAGTTGCTCAAAGATATCGGTGTGTACGATAAGAAGATCGAGATTGAGAGCATAGATGGATTCCAGGAGCAAAATGGCTCCATAATGATTGATAATGAAGTAATCTACTATGAAAAGGTTACTCGTGGTCCTGATGTTATCATTACACCAGGTATTTCATATCCACAGTTTAATAAGAAGAAGCAACAGCTAGAAAACCCCTTTACACTCTTTGATGGAGTCCAAAATACCTTTACATTATCATTTTTAGGTACCCCAGTCGCTCCTCCTTCGGCAGAGCACTTAATTGTGGTTGCTTACAACACAATGATGGTACCAAACGTAGATTACTTCGTAGAAGGTCTTAATTTACGTTTTAACGAAGCACCAAGAGACCAAGTTGGGTCTGATGACTCAGAATTCACTTCAATCACTTATTTGGTTGGATATTCTGATCAAACCATCAAAACTTGTGATTCTATCCCTTATCAAGAGTGGCAAGGCACAAAATATTACCCATTAAGGATTAATACACAATCTTACACTCCAACTTCTGAAATTGGACTTATAATTAACAAAAATGGTCGTTTACAAGTTCCATACGAAGATTTCACCGTTTTTGAAGATAAAGTTGTTTTCAAAAATGAAATCGGAGCTGCTGATGCTATTCATATTAGGTCTGTTGAATATACTCCTCCTAGTTACGGTTCAGGAGCCTCAGCAATTGCTAAGGTTGCTGACGATGGCACAATTGATTCATTAATCCCCAAAGTTGGAGGATCTAAGTACAGACTTGATTTTGCACCTAGAGTTACCATCACAAGTAACACTGGTACTAATTCTACTGCTAAATCTCTAATTGGCGGTATTAAAGACATTAATTTGATCGATGGTGGTCAAGGATACACTTCTTACAACCCACCTATACCAGTTGTTGTTGCACCTAGTAATCCCAACGGTACACCTGCTCAATTGAGTCTAACAGTCGATGATGTGACTGGAATGGTCGATTCTGTCACTATTACCAATAGTGGTAGTGGATATGACTTTATTCCTTCTATATCATTCAAGAATCCTGGTGGTGCAATCATTGAGGCACCTACTATTGACTCAGAAGGTAGAGTTAACGTAGGATCTATTAATGTTAAGGCGATGGGTAGTGGATATAGTAATCCACCTTTAGTTTACATTGACGCTGCTCCTGATGGTGGTATTAACGCTCAAGCGATATCGAAAATTAACCAAGACGGTCAAGTATACGAAATTCAGATTACCAATCGTGGTAGAGGGTATACTACTGTTCCTCGTGTGGCAATTGTTAATCCTATCGGTGCTCAAGTCCTTGATGTAACTGTAGCATCTGGATCAGTTACAAATATTGAAATGTTGACTGGTGGACAAGGATATACCGATGCACCTTCAGTTTATATCGTAGATGACAGAAAAGACGGATATGGAGAACCAATAGGTGGTACTGGTGCTTTAGCAGAAGCAACCATCTTTAACGGTGAAATTACAGATATTAATATTACTAATTTTGGTACTGGTTACTCAACAGAGTTTCCACCCAAAATATACATTGCTGAACCAAAAGCAGCAAGGGCATCTGTAGATGTTGGGTTTGACCAAGTTACTGGATTTGACATCCTAGAGGATGGATCAGGATATGCCTCCAGTGCCTTCCTACAGTGCTCCAGAGGCGTTTCAGGAGCAGTTGAGTATGATAACCTCCATAATGAGATATATGCTGGAGAAGCAGCTCTAAGACAGTCAAATCACCTTTCTGGGACTGCTGTTATCAACCTTGACTCTTTATTCATTAAAGAAGTCTTCGATAAGTTTAGAAGGCAATATCTACCAACTCTAGATATTGATTTTGCTCAGGTTAACCCTGTACAAGTCATTAAGAATATTAGTGACTTCTATATCTCTAAAGGTACTAAGTTAGCAACTCAATATCTCTTCAAAATCCTATTTGGTGAAGATGTTGATCTTTACTATCCTAAAGATGAGATTATAAGTCCATCTCATGCAACTTGGGTTGTAGATACGATTCTTAGAGCAGAATTGATAGAAGGTGACCCTGCAAACTTGATTGACTCTCAAATCAATCAATATGCTGATGAAGTAGACTCTAGTGTTACCGATGCATCTGCATTGATTGAAAACGTCATTACTATCATTGAAGGTACTGACACTATCTACGAATTAGCGATATCTGAAGAAACTTTAGTTGGTAACTTCATTATACCTTATAAAACTCGTCTAGTTGAGCCTCTTAGCACAACTGGTCAAATTATAACCGTTGACTCCACTATTGGATGGCCTGAAAGGAATGGTACCATCAGAATCAATGATGTAGAGCAAGTCCAGTATAAAGAGAAGTCCCTTAACCAGTTCATCGAGTGTACTAGGTCTAAGAATGGAATCGTCGAAGATTGGGATCCTGGTACTATAATTCAGTCAGATATTTTCGTATATGTCAACAAAGACACTGCAACGGAATGTAAGTTAAGGATTTTAGGTATTGCTGAAGCAGGTACCACAGTACTAAATGATACTGGTAGTTACTACCTTGGTGGGGATAAACTGAAGGTTGCAAACCTTGGATCGACTGCTGAGGAGTTAAGACTCCAATCTTGGTTATATAACGTCAAGAAATTGATTCAGGTTGGTACTATTACTCCTGGTGGTGTTAATAACCAGACTGCTACTGTAGTTTGTAATAACCCTCATGGTTTGCTAGTTTCTGACCAAGTTACGATATATGGTGCAAACCCAGTTGTGTACAATGGTACATTTACTGTAACATCGAGAATTGACCAATTTACCTTCTCATATCAGATTAATACTCCTACTGAGCTAATACCTCAAGGAAACATCCTATTATCTGTTGACCTTAACAGAGGTAAGTCTGATACCACTTCTATCAATAATGTTGTTAGTGAATTCACTACAAACATCCAAAACTCGTTTTTCAACGATAATTACGTTTATGTCGCTGCATCTGGACTTCCTAACTACAAAATAGGTCCATTTACAGGATCTGCTCTAATTCCAGGAAACCAAAGAAAA